TCTGGAATAACTTTTGTATCTGATGCTCGATATAACTTAGCATACCAATCATCACGACCTCTTAAAGCATAATCATAAACTTCCCAGAATTGATTATGACCCATAGGTGTACCGATAAATAAAACCCATCCTAATTTATCAGCAACAGCTGGTCTTACGATTTCTGTCCATACTCTTGGAGCCATGATTGCATACTCATCAAGTACGACAGCATCAAATCCCATACCTCGAATACTATCTGGATTATCTGCTCCAAAGATTTGTATTCTTGATCCATTAAATAGATCTATTCTTAATTCAGATTCATTTCTACTTCCACCAATTTTAATTAATGGTGCAGTATAATATTTTAAATATTCCCATGCAATTGATTTACCTTGTCTATAAGTTGGTGCTATAAATGCACACAAAGATCTAGGTTTATCACATGCAGTTTTAATTAATTCGTTAATTGATAAAACTGATTTACCAAATCGTCTATGACATACTAAAACACTAAATCGTTTTTTGTGTTTATGAACTTCTAATTGATAAGCTCTTGGTTTGTATGGTATCTCAACTACTTTGGTTTTCGTCTTTTTGCCATTCGACTTTGACTTTAACTGGTTCATCTATACTCATTTTTGTGTTTGATGAAGTAAGTCTTGCATGAACATATGGCGCAGCTTTTTCTGCTGCATACATTTTTCTTTCAGGACTACTTGCAGGATTGTTTAACACAGCTAATAGGTAATCTAAAGGAGAATGTTGATATTTTTCTGCCATTTGTTCCATAGATTTCCACAAGATTTTACTCTTAGATCCTACAGGTCTACCAGCTCCAGGTCTTTTACCACCATGATTTGTTTTGTTTTCTTCAGACATTATAAAAATTTTCTTCCTTTTTTGTCATATTGTCTAGTTGGACTAAAATCAATTCCCTTTTGTTTTCCCATAAATTTAACAGTATCAGGAACAAAAAATAATGCAGTTGAAGTAATTGGATTTTTAAAAGCAAACTTAGCTGCTTTACCAATATATTTAGGTAAAGTTTTGCCCAAGAATTTTTGTTCAGCTGTTGCTTTACCTGCAAATTTTTTACCAGCTTTTTTTAATTTTTGACCACTAACTCTTATTCTAGATTTAACAGATTCTATTTTAGAATAAGGTACTAGTTCTTTATTTTTTGCCATTATTTTTTTCTCCCTTTGGCAGCCATTTTTTGAAATTTAGCTTTGCCATATTTTTTTCTTCCAATAGCTGCTGCTAAAGCCTTAGGATCTTTGACACCTTGTTTTTTTAGTTTAGCAGTAAGTTGCTTAAATCTTTGTCCAGATCCTAGTTTAGGTTTTTTCATTAGTATTTATTTTTAACTTTCATGCCTTTTTTTTTAGCAGCTTTCTTAGCAGCCATCTTACCCTTTTTAGTATATGGGTATTTTTTCTTTCCTACCATTGGCATAGTATTACTCCTTGTTTGATTTACCAGCTACATATCCAGTAGCTGCACCAGCACCTGCTGTGTATTTTAGTTTATGTTTTCTTATGTGTTTTTTTGATTTAGCAGATAATGTTTTCATTGCATCTGTTGCATCAGCTGCGTATTTCTTTGCGTATGTTTTAGCAAGAAAGCCATATGTTTTAAGTCTCATCTTAATAGTCCTCTTATTGCTGCATCCCTAGATGTTGGCATGGGTACATTCCCTTGTGGTCTTTTGCCCATTTGCGCTATCTGTGGATTTTGTTGTTGTAATAATCCTTGCTGACGTGCCATTTCAGGCATCATTCTAGATTTCATAATAAGACCTAATTGTTCGCCTTCTTCAGGCGACAATCTCATTAATTCATCAGCTAATTTTTCTAATCTATTTTTTGCCATGTTAACAGTTCCACTTTCTTAATGATTTGTTAATTCTAGAATTAGGATCTCTAGCTGTTTTTGCTGATGTGAGCTTACGTTTCATGCCTTTCATTCTAGCACAAAAGCTAGCTCTACGTTTAGCAGCTTTAGATCCTTTTTTTAATTTTGATGGCTTTGTAGTAACTGCCATCGAGAGTTTAGATCCAGGATTAGCTCGTCTATAAGACGCAATCCCTTTTCGATTTAAACCCCCTGATTTGGATTTACCTTCTTTTCTTTGCCAAGCTGGTGATGCCATTATCTTTTCTTAGCAGTTTTAGCTGCTTTCCTAAATTGAGCTGCAGTTGGTCTACCCTTCTGCCCTTTTTTACGCATTCGTTCTCCTGAGCCAGCTTTGATTCTAGCTCGTTTTGCGTGAATGTTTGCGTAAAGTCCTTTTTTAGCCATTATATGTTATAAAAGTAATCTTTGATTTTAGCAGTTTTTCTAAACTTAGGATCTTTTAAATTTTTACTAAGTTTTTTTGCTTTTTCAAGTTTTTTTTTTGGGTCTAATTTAAACATTGGCATCATTAAGCCCATTCCTAAAGGATATTTTTTCATCTTCCTTGCCTATTATATTTTTTAAAGCTACGTTTTTCAGATTTGTTCTTACTTTTCTTGTGTACTCCAGGTCGTTTTTTGGGTTTTGGTCTGGGTACATAGTGTATGAACTTCTGTTTAGCCATTATTCGTCATCAAACATATCCCAAGCAATCGCACCAGTTAATGCTGCTGCAGATTTTGGATATTCTCTAGCTAGACTTTTAGCTTTTCTGTATCCTGCTTGTGATTTTTTGCCGACACCACTAACAAATGAGCTAGTTTTTGCGTGTCCTTTTTTTCCTAAATAATCAGCAGCTTTTTTTGTGCCTTTTTTTAGCTTAACTTTACCTTTGTAAAGTGTTCTTAGCATTTTCATTCCTGCTGATCCTGCCATATATGGAATTGCCATATTAGTTTCTCCTTGTTAAACCCCCACATTTGTAGGGAATGTTAAAATAAACCCCCCCTATGGCCCATTAAAGGCTATATTGGATGGTATCTGTATAAAACCCCCCTATTTGCACTATCGACTGTTGTCGATATGATGCAGGGGTGACTTTAAAACCCTGTCAATCGCTATTGGCGATTGTCTTTATGTCGTTAATTGTCAGCAAAGCTGACTTTCTTTGTTGGTGATTAGATTCCATCGCACAAGTGACGATGAAATATAATCATTGTTGATTATAATATCAGTAGTCAATTAACTTTCGGCGAAATCGTTTGATTAATTGATTGCTGATATTGATATAACCTATTGATATTACTGTAATAGTTGATTGCTGTAATACAGTAGGACATACAAATAAGTGCTATATTTACACTATCGTAGATAAGCACAGAAAGGATGTATATGAGCAATCTATGTACTGAGAACTGTTATTGTAATAAGCCTATTAGTTATCCTAAGGATTGTTATGATAATCAGATAGTAGATAAGATAAAAGTGAATAAGTCCCAATATGAAAGTTTAATCCACGAGATTAGAGCTTGGGAAAATAATGTGCATTTAGAGTTAAATATAGGTGCATATTTTGAAATAATTAACAACTAATAAAAGGAGTAAATAATGAAAGGTTATATTTCAAGATTAAATATTATGTATTATCAATGGTTATTAATACATAAAGATTAATAAAATAAACAACCAATAAAAGGAGATAAATATGTTAAGTACAATCGTGTTAACACTATTAGGTGTATGGTTAACTTTAATGATAATTGGATGGATTATAGGAGGTGTATTCTCTTATAAAATGTGGAAATCCATACTATCAGATGACAAATCTAGTAAGTAATTTAGTGTACCTAGCCTTAGTGCTAGGTATATTAAGTATAATGTAAAGGAGATGATATGAACTATAATATACAATCAAAAGTAGAAGAATGTATAGATAATGAGATAAATTATTATCTTACTGAGTATGAGTTTTTCTGCCCAGCAGATCCAATACTTAAACTTAGGGATAAAATATACTCAAAGTTCGTTGTTGCGAGCAAAAACAAACTTTGTCAGAAAGGAGACAAATATGGCATATAAATCATATATGGAAACTAAAACACAAGAAGAAAGAAAGCGATATGTTGAAGAACAGATAGCTTTAGGCAATCCAAAATATAAACCATTTAAAGAATGGATAGCCAACAATCAAGATAAAATAGAAATAAATAATCTTAAGAAAGAATTAGAAGTTCTTAAGAAATTTATTGATTCAATCAAACAATAAACAAATTGGCATGCCTAGTCGTCTTTTAGGCTAGGCATAGCCTTAATAGGAGATAATATGAATATATATGATATAGCAGGAATAAATGAGAGAGAGGCTATGGATTTAGAGTATAAAATAAATGACTCTTTAGATCTATCGGAATTTACAGATAGAGAGCATAGACTCATATATCAATTAGCAGGTGCAGATTTACTGAACTCTAGTACAACTAGAGGATTAGTAATGTTATATTCTAAAAA